ACCAATATTTAAGTGACGAATCATTTAGAAAACTAATTGTAGGTCATAGGGTAACATCACCAATGCTTTTGGGTGTGCGTGACGGGAATAGTGGTTTAGGTAACAATGCAGACGAAATAAAGACCGCTACATTGCTTTTTGACAACCTAACAATAAAAACCTACCAAGAAGAATTTACTGACGCCATAGAGGCTATATTGGCTTTAAATGACATTTCTTTAAACCTTTACTTTAGAACAATCCAGCCTTTAGAGTTTACAGACACAACAGGAATGGATGCTGAAACTAAAGAAGAAGAAACAGGGGTTAAAATGTCTGTTCAATGTTCTGCTGATAATAAAGAAAACGACGATGAGGTTGCACAGGCTTTAATTGATTTAGGCGAAGATGAAGACCTTGATAATTGGGAACTTATTTCAAGTGAAGAAGTAGATTATGAAGCTGAAGAACTTGAAGATAAAGACCCAAGTTTATTAAGTAAGATTTGGAACTTTGTAAGCACAGGAACTGCTAAACCTAATAGTAAGTCAAAACAAGACAAAGTTGTTGATGGTGTACCTTATAAAGTACGTTACCGTTATAGTCCTTTGCAAGCTGGTGAAAATAGCCGCGAGTTCTGCAAAAAAATGGTAGCTTCTGACAAGCTATATAGAAAAGAAGACATTATTGCAATGGGCAACCGTGCAGTCAATGCAGGATGGGGTGAAGGTGGTGCAAACACTTATTCTATTTGGAAGTACAAAGGGGGCGGAGATTGTCACCATAAATGGCTTAGACAAACCTTTAAAGGTAAAACACAAGGAAACCTTGCAAACCAAGACCCTAACATTTCAACTAACAAGGCTCGTAAAGATGGGTTTAACCCTGTAAATGAAAAAGAGGTTTCTATGAAGCCAAAGGATATGCCAAACAGGGGGTTTAAAAATAAAAGATTTAAGTAATGGCTAAAGCACTTTTTATAAGCACACGAGATATAAAACGCTATTCTATAATGAATGGTAATGTAGACAACGACAAGTTTATACAGTACATTGAAATAGCGCAAGAAATACACATACAAAATTACTTAGGAACTAAACTATATGAAAAGTTAGAAACTTTAATTATAGCAAACGAAATAAACGACCCAGCAAATAGTGATTATAAAACACTTTTAGAAACTTACGTTAAACCAATGACAATACATTGGGCGCAAGTTGAGTTCTTGCCTTATGCGGCTTATACAATAAGCAATGGTGGTGTATATAAACACACTTCAGAAACCGCACAAAGCGTTGACAAAGACGAGGTAGATTATTTAGTTGAACAAGAACGTAATGTAGCACAACACTACACAAGACGTTTTATTGATTTTATGAGTTTTAACCAAGCAACGTATCCAGAGTACTATACAAATGTAAATGACGATATGTACCCAGATACAGATTCAAACTTTACAGGTTGGGTTATATGAGGTATAAAGTAAAAAAAGAAAACATTAAGAAGTTAAAATTGTTTTTAAACAAAATAAACAGAATAAAAGAAAATGGCAAACAACATAAATTGGGGAAAGGTATATTGTGAAATGCTAACCGATAATGCTTGGGGTCAAGATTACGGATGGAGTGCAAATGCCGTTAATGACCTTTCAGCACCTACTTGTTGGGGTGGTGGATTTTTACCTTTAACCGCAGATACTACTTTATATAGAGCAGATACAACATTATTAACCGCAGACCAAACACAAATTTAAAAAATAAAAAAAATGGCACAACAAACAATTAATATCGGAAGCGTTGCTAATGATGGTACAGGAGACCCAATTAGAGACGCATTCGCAAAAGTAAATGAGAACTTTACTGAACTGTATTTAGACGATGCAGGAGATGTAAATTCGGTAAACGCAGGAACAGGCATTTCGGTAGACCAAACCACAGGTGCGGTAACAGTTACTAACTCTGCACCTAACGCTACCCACACAGGAGAAGTAACAGGTTCAGGAGCATTAACAATAGCTGACGATGTAATTACCTATGCAAAGTTAGCTAATGAATTTACAACAAGTGCAGCTTTAACAACTGATGTAGATTTTAGCACTGCTCAAGTATTTACTAAGACACTAAGTGGAGACACTACTTTGACTTTCTCAAATACTGCTATTGGTATGGTTAAAGACTTAGTAATTACAGGAGACTTTGTTTTAACGCTTCCTGCAGGCTCAACAGTTGCTGGTACTTATGACGGTACAGTTTCAAATTTAATTCAAATAGTAGTAACAGGAGCAAGTGAATACTGGTTCTCAATCTCACAAGCACAATAAGATATGAAAGCAATATTAGTAAACGGAAAAATAAAAACATTTGGCAAAGTTCCAAACAGTTGGACTGATGAGAATGGATTGCACCTAAACATTGGAGATGGTGCTTCTGTTGGTTTTAAAGATGTAGTATACCCTACATACGACCCAAGAATAGAAAAATTAGACAACTTACACTTAAACGAGGACGTTTATACCTATGATGTAGTAAATATAACTATTGAGGGTACACTTGCTGAACTTAAAGAACAAAAAATTAGTCAGTTGAAAAGTATGGTTGGCGGTCAATTATCTGAAACTGATTGGTACATTATTCGTGAAGCAGATAGTGGAGAAGCTACACCTTCAAATGTTAGAGGCGAGCGTGCGGCATTAAGGACAAAAAGTGATTCAATAGAAGCAGAAATAAATGCTTTATCAACTAAAAAAGCGGTTGTATTGTTTGAAATTAACCTTTAAAATTTAAATTATGTCTTTAAATAAAAGATTAATAAATACAGGAGGCGGTGGTGGTATTCCAACAGGAAATAATAATATTCTTTTTACTACTTCAAGACTTGATAATACTATTACAGTCCTTGATATACAAGACCCATTATCACCTGTATTAATAAGTCAATTTACACACGCTAATTTGACAGCTCCTTATGCTATAAAATTAGACAAAATAAGTAGCATTGGATATGTTAGTATAACAAATGGTATATTGGCTTTTGATTTTTCAGATTTGTCAAATTTAACCTACCTTTCATCTTTAACAAATGCAAACGCAAGGGCGGGAAGGGGTCTTGATATTGATATTACAAGAGGCATAGCTTATACAAATGGAGCAACAGGAATAGTAAGTTGGAATATTTCAGACCCAACAAATATTCAATTTTATGATTATCATTCAAATTTTATTGCAGATTTAGGAGAAATACATATATCTAACAACCCTAATTATGTACATAAGACAAGAGGAACAAGTGATGGAATTGCTGGTATAGATGCAATAGACCCTGCTAATTTAGGAAACTGGGGAGGGATTGGTAGTGGTACTTATTTACAAGATGCGACAGGATTTGCAAGCAGTTCAACAGAACGCTTAATATTTGTTGCAGCGAAAGAATATTTTACATCTTGGACTTGGTTTGAATTTAGCGGTAATTTTCAAGGGCCATTAGGCGTGACTTGGTTTGATAGTGGGTTCAATTATAATGATACTGAATTAGATGCAGCAAAACAAATAGCTTTTGGTTTAACGCAAAGTGTTATTACGTCTTTTAACGTAAGCGACACTGCAAATATGCCTATAATTCAATATAAATATGATGCACAAATTGGTAATGATGCTTGGAGTTTTATATTAGACCCTATTAATGATTTAATATATGTAATGAGATATGCTCAAATTACTGTTATGAATGTAAGCAACCCAGCAAATATGCAATATGTTACAGCATATACAAATACTTCGTTTCCAGGTATTACAAGCCAACAATCGGTAGGTTTAGAACTATTATAAACTATGGACAATAAAATATCATTCATTAGCGGGTTTATGTTTACAACCCTTTCAACAATATCTATTATGGGAATAGCACAAGCCGCTATGATTGGTCTTGTCGGTGGTTTCTTTGGTCTATTAGGAAAAGAATTATACTACTTTATAAAGCAAAAAATAAAAAACAAATTATGAGAAACATTATAGCAGGTTGGAAAACCACATTGTTGGGTCTTTTAATTATAGCAGCTTCAATAGCTTATATTTTTATTGTACAAGACAGTAAGGTGTTTCAATTTGCTATATTGTTAATTGTAGGCATTGGTTTTTTATTTGCACCCGATACTATTGTAGATGGTTTAAGAAGTTTAATTAAGAACAATAAAGACAAAAAGTTTTGATACTAACACCACATTTTAATAAAAAGGAATTTGCTTCTAAAGATGGGGCTGGTATGCCAGAACCTGTTTGGGAAAACATTAAAACACTTGCAAAGCAATTAGAAGTGCTTAGAAGCCATTTAAACAAGCCTATTAATATAACAAGTGGTTACCGTTCAGAAGCGTGGAATGAGCGTTCTGGAGGTGTTAAAGGAAGCCAACATACACTTGGAAAAGCTGCTGACCTACAAGTAAAAGGTTTAAAACCTAAAACGGTTTATAAGGCAATAGAGAAATTAATAGAACAAGGTAAAATGCTGGAAGGCGGTTTAGGACTTTATAACACATTTGT